ATTGACGGTGATGTTTCAAGATTAGATAGTAGTATCAGCGATGAAGCTCAACGATTATACCACAGCTTTGCTTCAACTTTCTTCTATGGATTCGAACTTGAACAGTTTAGAAAATTATGTGAAATGCAATTGAATGTAAAGGTGCGGGAGAAAACGCATGATGGAAATGTTAGTTATAAGTCGACTGGTCTTGGATCAGGACAAATGAATACATCGCAAGTTGGAGTTTTCATAGTTTGTTTAATTCTTTGGCATATTAAAGAAGAAAACAAATTAGATTTGGAGGTGGTTAACTGTGGAGATGACTTTAGTGTTATCGGCGAACGTCGTACAGTTAAACAATTTGGTAGAATAGCAAAGCAGTATTTCTCAAAGTTTAATATGATTCTTAAATTAGAACCATTGAATGATATTATTGAGCGATTAAATTTTTGCCAAACGAATCCTGTTTTTGTTAATGGGAGTTATCGTATGGTGAGAAACCCACGCAATGCCGTTATTAAAGATGCCACCTCAATAGATTACCTCAACTCAACAACTAACCGTACATCATACTTGCATGCTATATCTTGTTCTGGGATATCCACCCATGGTGGAATACCGATACTCCAGGAGGTCTACAAGATGTACGCTGAAAACGCTCAAGAGATTAGAACTACTATTAAATCCAGACGAGGGGTTAAACGTAGTTACAAAACTAATCTCAGGGATCATTCCATGCTCTATTGGGGTAAAGGTATGCGCTGTTCATATACCAAAATTACCAATGAGACAAGGTATAGTTTCTTTTTAGCTTTCGATATTGACCCTATACAACAAATATATATCGAAAAATACTATAAGAACCTAAAGATAGATGACCATTCACTAATGTTTAAGAATAGTGATCAATGTCTATGGTGATCCTGAAAGTCCGTGATAGACAGTAAACTAACTAAAGTCCGCAACGACTATAATCTACAGTCCGTTTGGAACTATGAAAATGCCAAACAGCACACGCCGCTAAAGAGCCATTGGGTTTCACCACTTAAATGCCCCAAAACGTTTATGATGTCATTTATATGACATTATTGTAAATATTTACGTGCTAAACAAAATGCCGAGAGACTACACGGCGGCGTCCGTTAGGAGAGGTGAAATGAATAGTCCCGTTCCAATCGTTTGCGGGATCCAATACAAAACGATTAAACATGACCAAATCAAAACAATCAAAACCACAACGCAAATCAAAGAGACAGGCTCCACCACCGCCTCCGAAACCACTCCACTTACGTCAGTCAGCTTCAGAATTGACCCGTCTAGGATGGGCCCTTCGGAAACTGGGCGGTTTAGGCGGTGGCTTGGCAGGGAACATAACAGGCGACTCGAACGCAGGAAAACAGTATGGCACCTCTCTTGGAGCATCACTTTCGAGATGGTTGGGTTCGGGAGATTATACTCTCGACTCAAATTCTATCGTTTCGAAGTTCCAGAGCAACGGCACCATACCAGCTATGCATTCCACAGGCCAGTCAATAATAGTCCGTCATAAAGAATATTTAGCAGACGTGGTTTCCGGGCCAACTGCCAATTCCTTTGATGTCTTTAATACATTTGCTCTAAATCCAGGTCTTTATAACACTTTTCCGTGGTTATCTGAAATTGCACAACAATTCCAGGAGTATACTATTCGCGGCATGGTTTTTGAGTTCGTTTCAACGAGCGCTGATGCTATTGCCTCCTCTACTAATACTGCCTTGGGTTCAGTGATGATGTTCACTAATTACAGAGCCACGGCCGCTTCACCCACGAATAAAGTACAGCTCCTTTCAGAGTATTTTTCAACCGACGCTAAACCTAGCGAGTCCTTTTCTCACCCTATTGATTGCAATCCCAAGGAGAACCCATATAATGTCCAGTATGTACGTACAGGACCAGTTCCTTCTGGTGAAGATCAGAAAACTTATGATTTGGGCGTATTTGGTGTTGCTACGTCTGGGTTTCAAGGTACGAATATTGTTTGTGGTGAATTATGGGTAACATATGAAGTAGAGTTACGCAAACCAATTATTCCGACTTCAAACCCTGGTGGTACTATTGATTCGAATTACTTTCACTATTCGAATACCACAGGTGTTTCGACCACACATTATTTTGGTACAGGTACAGCGAGTGTTATAACGGTTAATGGTATTACCATTACCCTTACAGGTACAACAATTACCTTCCCACTTGGTTTCTTTGGCAACTTTATGCTAATATACTCACAGTCGGGTGCTTCCACTGCTTACACCATCCCAACAGTTACTGGCACTACGAATGCAACAGCATTATTAGGATTTAATTCTGATACGAATGGTACGCCAGCTGTTAGTTCGACAAATACTAACATGACTGTTTGTAGTGCATGGCAGGTTACAAAC